GGGATATATAATTAAGGGGTTGGCAGAAAACAAAAAGGCGGTTTCCCACCTTTATTGTCAGGTATAAATTAACCTATATTATTAGCGACCTGAACGTTTCCGCTCATAGACTGAGTTGTATCAACACCACCTAAGACATTTGAGGAGCAAACATTTCCAACAATGAGAACGTCGTTGTTAACTCCCGGCAATAATTTAATACCATAGTCTTGGTCTGTTCCAGTTCCTGAGAAACATACATTATTTGATATTGCAACGCATTGAACACGTCCCTGAGTATTGATGCCCGATTTACCCCAAACATCAGGATTGGCGGTAGTATTGTTATTACCATTGGAAATGCAGATATTATCTGTGATAGTAGCTCCCCAGGTAAAGTCTCTTATTATTATTCCGGATAGTCCGTTATTGAATAATCTGTTTGAAACTATTTCAATAAATCTACCTCTAATATCCATTCCGGATTCAGTATTTCTTTCACATGAATTGTTCACATATTGAGAATAATCGCCTCGAGAAGAATCTACGTAAATACCACAAGCACCTATGGCTCCGCTTTCTACTGTAGGATTTGTGCCGTTGTCAGTGAAAAGTGAATCTTTAACAATTTGATGAGCGCCATCTGCTATTAAACCATCAAGGTCATTATGATGTGAGAATACTCTTTCCAGTGTAATATATGTAGAGCCTGAACCAATCCAAATTCCTGCTCTATGTGTTTGTGCGTAGCCTACTTCTGTATCTTGTACCAAACAGTTTATGGAGTTTTCAATGCCTATACCAATTCCAAAAGGCTTTGAAATAACCATGTTTTTAATTTTAGAGTGGTTAGACGTATAAATGCTGACACAAATAGGACTATTACTTTCATTAGGGTTGGTTGGATAATTTAAAAATCCATTTTCTAAAACAAAAGAATTACGTCCTGAGCATGTGATGAAATTGCCATTAGCATTTACAGTCTGACTAAATGTAGAACCATCTAAATCTAAGTGTGTTTCATCAAATGCTACATTTAAACTTCCGTTTGTGTAATATGTACCTCTAGGAACTTTTATTCTTCTATAGTTGTTTAAAGCCATTTGCAACAGATTTGTTACATCAGTTAGTTCCTGAATACCTACTTTTTCCATATAAAGTATAGGTTCTTTTACTAAATGCGCATAAAGACCGTTTGTTAATGGATAATAGAAGTCAGTGTTGGAACTTGAGGAAACTATATCATAATATGCTCCTCCACCGTCATTTTTAGCATAGAAGCCTAAAGTTTTTGCTTTTGAGCCTTCTATTAGCAGTGTGTCAGCGGTCATAGAAGCAACATTATCATATATTCTGACAGTATACTGGGCGAATAAAGTTGCTAAGTCTCCATTATTGAGCATTTCATATAATACATCATGCGCTAACTGAGCAAAATCTGTCTGAGCAAAATAGTTATCAACGTAGTTTTTGAGATTGTCGAACTCTTCTTCAACGCTTTTGATTTCGTTTTGCGTTTTTACGTATTCTACTGTTAAATCATGAACTTTCTGAATTATCCAGTCAAGGTTTAGTTCATGAAAATTTGTATAAGGCAAGTTGCCGTCAAAAATTGCCATAGATTTACCTCCTTAGTAAACTAATATGCAAAATCTTAATTTAAAGTCTCTGATAAGTAGGTCATAGAGATTATACTTTTCTCTTAGTTCCATTTCTTCAGTTATCAAATCTGAGAAACTTCTGATACCTACATTACCTTTAACAGTTCTATTGTAGTTGTCGTGTCCTGAACTGACATTTTTATTAGATTCAGCCCATTCAGTCTCATTGTAGCCTTTTACAGAATCAACTGAGTTAGAATCATTGTCTCCATGGTGTTCGGTCTGTTTGACATAGTTGTTTAAAGGGTCATAGTCAATTCCTAAAGTGTCAGCATATTTTTGCCATACCGGTAACTGTTTCTGACTCCAATATCCTATCAACTCTTTCATATAATCACTGTCCGGATAAAGAACTTCTAACTCAGAAGTTTCAGCTAGTAAATTAGTGATGAGGACATCTTTATCAATTACGTCAGGGACAACTAAGTTATCAAAAAGAGAATTGTCGTAGAGATATAGACCTCTAAGAGACAGACTAGATCTGAGTATCATCTTCTGTACCTCCTAAGTTATCCATTTGCTCTAACTGTTCTTTAAATCTTAATTCAACGCTGATATTAGTACCAAACATATCATTAACTTTTTTACAACCGTCTTTCATGGTTTCAAGCCATAATTCAACTTTAGACTGTGTACTGATATTGTTCTGATTTACTTCATCAGAAATAAGCCTTTCCTTCTTCTGAGTATTAGCATTAGGGATTCCAATTTCAGTATCGAACATATCTAAGAGTTTCTTATAATCATCCAGTAACTGCCCACCTATGTAGTTCTGAGACAAATTCTGAGCAAAAGTAGACCATGCGGGAGTGCCGTCACTATTCTGTAAGGATTTGTCATAGACTACAGCAGGTTCACCGCTTGCAATTCTGTCAAACAGTTTCTTAAAGGTTTCAGCGCCTTTTTTATCACTTGCGGTAAATACATAAGCCAGTTTAGAGTTAACTAAGTCAGTTGCGTAAGTCTGAGTAGTTAAAGCTAGTAAGTCAGCATAATGACAAACTATGTCTAAGCATGAACCATAATCAGGTTGCATTTTGATTATTTCAGTCTGAACACCGATTTTAGGGTTTTTAATTCCGGTTAGAAGAGGATTTGTAATGATAACGTTTGTAGGTTGATAATAGACATTACGTCCCCACAAAGTACCATTCTGAGGTATTATTCCCCACTTATCAGTTTTGATAACAGCGATAAATCCGATTCCGTACAGGACATAATTGAAGAATGTTTTATCCCATGCTTCAGGTAACTGCCATTCATAAACTGACATAACCTTCTGTAAAAGGTATCTTCTGAAATAACCAGTCAGTATATTGTCACTACAGTGAACTGTTGAAGGAGACCTATTTGAGTTATAAAGATTAATTAAATCATACTCGATAGGAAAATTACTTATATTCATTAGTAGTATCTCCTTTTCTTTAATAAGCATACTAACTCTTCTGTAGTTAGTGCTGTTGGTTCTTCCGGTAAATAAATGAATCCCTGAAAATTATGGTCATCATAAATATACCAGTTATTAGAAGGTCTTATTGTTTTTAGGCTGAATGGAGAACCACCATAGACTGACTCAGAGACTAAACAGGAAGCAACATTTCCATAAGAATCTACATTGATTCGCTCAACGATAGCGACATGTCCGCTTCCTCCGTTATTGTCCCAACATGCCACAGCACCTAATTTCGGAGTTGTGGTAGACCTTTCATAGCCGTCAGCAGTATTTAAGTACCATATCCGTGCCTGATTAATAGACAGATTGTGCTGATAGCCTAAAAGTTCTAACCATCTTCCCCATGCGTAACCGGTACAGTCTGATAAAACTGAACCGTAACCATAAGAAGGATAACCTAAAATACAACGGTTAAGACCGCCATAATCAACGTTTATCCAGTTAGGGTCTGTATTGTCAGGAGCAGTTAGTCTAGGTGTAAAAATCATAAGACCTCACTATTCATAATAAAATCCGTTATCAATAAATCGTTTTACTTCTTCCATTTCTGTTATGGTAGCAGGAGCAGAGAAAGTATTGCTTTCACCTTCAATATAACCTCCTAAGTTGGCAGGTTTTCTTACCTTACATAAAGGTCTTCCGTTTGAGTCGTTATCCTCATCAGCAAGCGCATAAAATCTGCATTGTAACTGATTAGTAGGATAGTTTATACCTACAAGACTTCCTGTTTTGCTAGATATATTGTTCAATACCGGTAACCGTAATTCTGCTACAGAACTAATTGCTGATACACCTGCACTAAATACATTTCCGTGCATAGCACTGATACCTGCACCGGCTAAAGAACTTGCTATAGAAGGTATATTTGTCTGAGATACGCTGATAGGTATGTCAATACCGTAATTGCCTTCTGCAGTCATAAGTAGGACTGAATTAGTGCCGTCTGAAGCGTTTGATACAAAAACACTGAGGAAACCTGAGCCAGTAATAGGGTCTATATTAAGGTGAAAGAATAGATAAGTATACAATCCTACAATAGTTGAATCAAGTTCAAATATTCCAAATGGGACAAATGTTAAACGGTATCTGCTATATGGACTGATATTACAGTATGAGCCTCTACTTTGAGCCTGAGGGTGTTTTGGTATCGAAATCATACCGCCAGGTTGTCCACCAAAACCTACAGGATTACTAGTAATTTTGTAGTTCGGGCATTGAATTGTCATTGCGCCTACTTTAATTGACTGAGACAAGGTATTGATGTCATAAGGAGCATATGGAAACCATTTCAGGCTTTTTATGTAAGAAGAAATATCGAAAATAGCATTTCTTATACCCATTCCAATTCCCGACCATATAGAATCATCACCTACACCTCTAGTATATATCTGATTAACAAAAGTACCAAAGTTTGAAGCAGTGATAACATAGTAAGCCATAGTAGTATTGTTATTGGAGTCTCCGTAAACACCTACCACAAAATATCCACTACTGAAAGCCGTATTAACCTCACTTATATTTACAGTGTTAACAGTAACATCAGCAGTAGTATGATATTTCATGTCTAATAGTTTACCGTCATATTCATTACTGCTACGATAGACATACATATCAGTGTTACCGATATAAGGTCTCCATGTAGCCAGTACGTCAACATTGAGGGTTGCCGTCCATAAGCGGTTAGCAAAAGTCCATTCGTTAACCCAATACCACCTATTATAGTCGGCGATATAACAGTAATTATAGGAAGAAGGATTTGAAGTAAGACCTACCTGTAATTCGATGGTTGGATTTATAATGTCTGAGGATGATTTTAAAACACATTCATACTCTACACCCTGAGTTAAATCAGGTCTGAGTGTACTATTGTATTTTTTACTAAAGGTTAAAAATCTTACTTTCATTTAATACCTCCGATAAGGAAGGGAGAATAAAATCTCCCAACCTTTTAGTCTAATAACAGGACAACGCCGTTTTCGGTGAAGTCATTCCAGAATCTATCAGTGAAGTGATAGAACATATTGTAGTATAAACCCTTAGCGTTTAATGGTGTAGTTGCTACAGTATGCTTAATTACAGTATAGCCTAAAGCGTCTTCATCAAACAGAACACCTAATAAGTCTGTTTCATTTACAGGGTCTGCTGGTGAAGTCAAAGCACCGCTAGGCTGTAAGTATACAGGTGTACTGTTAAGAGACATTGGAGTCTGAATTGACTGCCAGTAGTCTACACCTTCAACGTCGGCAATTTTCAGGTAGTTGTCATTGTAAATACCTGATAAAGCCATGCTCTTAATTTCTGCTAAGAACTCGCTTAACATGTAAATCTTCTGCATACGTTTAGGTGTATGTCTCATGACGGTCTTATCTTTAGTGCCGTTTCCTTCCGGATAAGCAGTTACATTGATATGATAGATAGAAGTTCTATTTTCCATCATTGAAGAAATAGTTTCTACTCTAGCATTTAACCACTTAATAAATGCGGGGAAGTTGTCAGGCTGATATAAAGTAGTCTTAGTCAGAGACAGTCCGGTCTTAGCGTTATATTCAGTCAACAGATGGATGACGTTATTATTAGCGCTGATTTTACCTGCAATAAAGTTAGCAATAGTTGCTCTTGCAAGGTTTTCATGAGCCTGTTCAATTCTGTTAGACATATTAGTCATTAACATAGAAATGAACTCTCCAAACTGAGCGCTTCCACTGAAGGCATTGTCTAACTGCTCGGTATAGATTGTAATATAATCCATGAAGACGTTAGCACCATAGAAGTTAGTCTGTAGTACGTCAGGCTTATTTACCTGATAATGATCTACTGACTGACCGTCAACAAGTTCGAACTTAACGTCATTTTTCCAGTCATCATCAACAATCTGTAACTTTCTAGTAATAGCACCAAAACGCTGATTTGTAGCCTGAATACCTTTGAACTTTCTGTTATAAGGTCTGATAGAGAAAATAGTTCTGCTCAGAACCTGTGAAATAGCGGTCATTAAAGGGTCATATCCGGCTTTAAGACCTACCTGTGCTACAGTAACAAAACTTGATTCGTCTGTAGGTGTTAACTGTGCTTCACCTGTAGCCTGTTCAACGATAGAATTTAATACTGTAGACAACTGATTAAATGTTAATTCATTTACTGCCATTTTCTTTTTCCTTTCTATTTAGGATTGATTATGTTAGCCATAATATCCTCAACTGATTCCGTTTCCTGAACAGGTTGCTGTGAATTGAGTATACCATTCAGCTCTAATTTTTGTATTAATTCATCCAATTTATCAGTAACCTTTTCGGATTCGGTAATCTTTTCTTCTGCCTTTACCGGCTGTACTACCTCTACAGGCTTAACTTCTACAGCAGGTTTTTCTTCTTCAATTAAAGGCAATAATTTTGCGATTTCGTCAGCAGTGAAACCGCTTTTCTGCAATTCCAAAATATCATTTAACTTAGCCATTTGTACCTCCTATTATAGTTTTCTTAATGCTCCCTTAGTATAGAATCCGGTAGTTCCGGTTGAATTACCTACCTGATACGGATAAGGTCTTCCTTCCCATACTGCTAATATATATCTTATATATCCTAAGCCGTAAGCAGTGTTAGAAGTGCCATAAGAACTTCCGTTTCCAGTTCCGACAATAACAACCTTGTCTCCGGCTTTCAACTCTTCCGGTTTAACAGGTTCAACAGGTTTTACAGGTTCTTCAGAACTAAAGCCATTAAAGCCGTTTTCTTTTATGATTGCAGGGAAGTCTTCATAACATACATTTGTATCAACTCTGAATCCTGCAACCTGCCCTTCAGAACTGTTCTGCCATAAAGCATAATTGAATCCAACTGCAGGTTTTCTGCCAGTCCAATAAGCAAGCCAGTGAGTGAATCTTGCAACTTCTGATTCAATGATATAATTCTTAAACCAGTTATAACTTGCATAAACACCGGCAAAATATTTACGGCTTTCAAGAGTAGAACAGAACTCAATAATAGCGTCAGTAGTACCTCTTTTAGACTGAGCCTGCCAGTGATTATCTTCTACGTCAATGTAAACAGGATATTCAAACTGTTTGCCTTTAAGACAGTTTTCATACATAAAATCTGCTTCTGCTTTGCCTTTAGCCTTAGTATTAGCACATGAATACCAATAAGCACCAACATTAAGACCTACAGATTTAGCCTTCTGATAGAATCTCTCAAAGCACGTATCTTTTTTATAAGAAGTGCCTGTACCATATCCGGTAAATCCTGCTCTTAAAATAACAAAAGTATATCCGGCATTTTTAATAGCCTGAAAGTCAATACCTTCATTCCATTCGGATAAATCCAGCCCTTTAGTCCTCATGCCCATTGGTTGTCTTCCTTTCTAACTTGTCTTCAATAATTGACAGTCTAGTATTGATTCCATTCAAAGCGTCAAGCATTTTTGACATGGTTGTATTCTGAAAGTAGATTAAGTATGCTACACAAATTACACCCAAGCCATTATTTACAATCATAGTTACTAAGTCTTCCATGTTATATCCTCTCTAGGGATAATGCTTCATGCGTCTAGGTACGCTTACTCAGGCTTCCGGCCTTCCTATGTGAGTAGTCACTATCCCACTTTTATTATACCATTTCTCCATATAAAAAGACAATAAGCAACCGTTAAGTTGCCTATTGCCGTAGAAGGTTTTAAAAACACACAAATGAAAGGAGAATCACAAATTATTTAGGGCATTGGTAAGAGGAATTTGCTTTATCTCTACCTTTATTTTATCACACCTTAAAATATTGTTCAAATAAAATCTGACAAATATATTCCTCAAAGATAATATTATTATCCATATATTCCCTTTGCCATAACCAGTAGTATTTTTTCCTGAATCTTGTCAGTTCTGCATAACCGCTTCCGTATTCTTCCGGATTTCCGCTTTTGTGAGTTGAACAGTAGTATGAATGTTCTGATTTATGAGCATAAATACAGATTTCACCTACGCTAACTATAGGCTTATAATACTTCAACTGTTGGGATTTAACCTTACCTATTTCCTCAACGGAAAATTCATTTCCTAAAGACATTCTGCTGAACTCGGTATTTTCTGTTAGCCTGTACAAAACAGTATCCGCCTTCTGCTTCGATATAGGGGAATCGTCCAACATAAACAAGGCTATACCTCTTTTGTTATTAATGTAGGTTGTATTATGGATTTTCTTCATTTTGTCCGCTATTCTAACTAAGCCCAAAGACATGAAGATAGGGTTAGCCATATTTGTACTGTTAGCCAGGAGAATACACTGTAACGGTTTTTGTCCTTTTAACTCCCTGTTACGATTCATGGTCTCATAAGCATTAAGGAAAGCGTCACCTTCATTCTTTAAATCTCTTTCATGCTTTTCATGAATAAACTCATCATATATCAGTAACTGCACGTCAGAAGCGTCAAAGCCTCTCATGTTACTGATAGTTGACAAAGCACATGAATAACCTAAAGGTTTTCCTTCCGTTATCATTTTGCCATTCTCTGAATCCATAACCATATTATAGAATCCTGCATTATACTTACTGATAGCAGATACACCTATATGCCAGTGCATGTCCTGATTCAGAACCTTAAAAGGCGAGAACTCCGGTTTATTGATTAGATCACATTGACTCTGTAGACGTCTCATGTACATAAAACAGATACCTTCCTCAATAACAGTCTTTAGCGTGGTATAGGTCTTTCCGGTAGCACGTCCGCCTACTACTATGGTAAAAGGGATATTCAGACTAAGAATCTTCTTAATATCTACATATCCATTTTCGTCATAAATCTGCATTTTCTTTCTCCCATTCCTTTAACATATCTTTGATGCATCCCGCCGAGCTTAAATATATCATCCCGTCATCTTTTATTTTAGAAATGTAGTTCTCTATCCACTCGACCGGGATGGCTTTTACTGTTGGAGCGTTGAACCAGCAATTAATAACATCAACAACAGGTACAACCTGAAAGTCGTCAACCTTTATAAATTCAACTTGCCTGCATATATCATATCTAAATTCATCAGCGTCAATTAATCTCATTTTCACCTCCTGAGAAGAGAAGGGAATTAACCCTTCTACTTCTTATACTTCTTGTCTTTTGGTTCTTCAGTTCTGTTAGGCATTAACTCAACATTTTCAGCGATAACTCTCTGAGCATAATGAGTAGTTCCCTTTTCATCTTGCCAACTTTCATTGACGACCTTTCCGGCAATTAAGACAACATGTCCCTTCTTGACATATTCGTCTAAGATTTCAGCGCTCTTATTGAAAGCCTTGCAGTCAATAAACTGAGTCTTTGCTTCACCTTCTGAAGTCTTGCCATCATTGACGGCTAAAGTGAATGAACACCAAGTACCGCCATTCTTTCCCTTACCATAAGTGTTTAATTCTACATCCTTAACTAATCTGCCTGTTAACATTACTCTATTCATATTTTCCTCCTTATAATAATGTTATATCTTATATTGTGAGTATTTGAGGTCATAACTGTGAGTCAGTAACCAATCATACTCTGCTGTTATTCCTAAAGTATAAGTTGAATCTGAAATGTATATATTACTTGTTATCAGTATCTCATGACCGTCAACTTTATACTTAATAGGCTCTTTCAAATCGTTGTACTTAGATTCCGTACCGCCAGCGTCTACAAAGGTAAATCCTTCCTTAAAGGCTGTTATACCGCCATACTTTTCTAATTCTTTTGCACCTTTATATTTACCGACACCGGCAATAGTTATCTTCAATTTTCCATCTATTTCACCGACATACTTCTTAGCACCTAAAGTCTTAAACTTCTGACAGGTGTCCTCCGGTTCATAGACTCCCATGTAATGAATCTTACCTTCTGAGTCATAGGCATAAGCACCGCTCCTCAGAGAATCCGCTTTTCTCTCCTCATTGTATTTGCTCCAGTCAACATCACCAACATACTTACATGAATCTGTATCTACATAGACAATATTATCTCCGCATAAGTCAATGCCTTCCTGTAGACGGTATCTAGCCCACCGCCGGACATATACTCCCCACCGGTAACTCAGAAAAGCCTTACGGTTGTTCTTAGCAATTAACTCTTTAACAGATTTATCGTCCAGTACAAACTCGCCATTCTTATATAAAATACTCCTTTTCGCTACGTCCTGTACACACATTCCATAGCAGGAATTGAGTTTATTTTTCGCTTTCATGTAGTAGATTCCTTCATCTGCATTTCCTTTTAACTCGGTCTTCCTCTTATAATATTCCTTTACTACGTCTGTAACCATCTTAGGAAGATAGTCATAACGTGCATAATAAATATCGTAAGGTTGACAGTCCGAGAATTTGTACATTGACAGTATAATCTTAAAGTCAATATCAGTCAGTGAAGTTTCTAAATATTCTGCTGACAGGATTCTTCCGTTATCAAACTTCCCTTCTTTAATATATCTGCATTTATCAGTAGACAGATACGGTATACCTGTATACTTATTCTTCAGCGCTAAATCATAGAATCTAGCCCTAAATATGACTGCTCTTTTCTTTACCTTAATAAGCCTTATAAGATAATCTCCTGAGCAGTTAATAACCTTCTGAAACTTAGTCATAGGAAACTTACAGTTGCACATCACATCCGGATAACTGCTAGACCTGTCATAACTTCTGACATTCTCTATAATGTCTCCGGCAAAATAGCGGTTAGCGTGACAGTTACCGCCTCTAAATGCTTCTCTTAAAATTCCGTAAACATTTTCATCAGGTAACATTTCCTTTAACTGCATACTGTTGTAACCGTACATACTTCTCTTAACGTCTCTTCTGACATAGCCTGTACTTGTCAGTGGGAATGTATGCAAAGTATCTCCGTCATGCTCCATTTCAATGGTTATTGCTTCTACTAAGCCTTTTACGTCATTGATACAGTAGTGAAGTTCTTCTTCAGTCAATGGAGTCCATGAGAATCTCTGCTTACTATAGTCAAAGTCTTCACCGGATAACTTTACGTCTTTTACACCCATTTTGGTAGTATATTCTTTCAAAGACATATTGCTATGAAGATATGAACACCTGAACTCAAAGCAGTTATACATTTCACATTTCAATATTTTCCTTGATTCTGTCGCAAATACTTCTTCCGGTAAAAAGTCGTATATTCCGGATAAGAACTGCCATTCAAAACTCAGATTATGTACAAATATTACCATCCATGAATCACCGCTCAGTTCATCCTTAAACCTGTTCAGCATATACAGGAACTCATCCCACGTCCTGCCTATAATGGTATAGTCTAAGCCATATTGGAATTGCCAAATATACATGACTGACTGCTCTATTTCCGGTATGTTGGTAGTCTCAATGTCAAATGCACATATCACATTCTTATAATGACATTGTTTTCTGCCTCTCGGATTTCCTCTCGGTCTTTTAGCCAGTTTTTCCTTATTTAGAAGTGAATAGTCAAAGTTATGCACGTCATATAAGTTTTTCATACTTACTTGACGATACAGGCTTGTCACTTCTGATAACTTCCAGTTTAGTCATATCATTATAGTGTTCAGCCCAAAAGTCCATATTCTTAGCAAGGTCTTTTCGGTCAATATTCAGCCTAATCGCTTCTGTATAAATATCGACAACTTCGTCACTTGAAGGCAAAACTTGGTTTTTATATCTTTCTCTCAAATCTTCCAAAAAATCATAATAGTCCCAAATGTTCTTTTTAGTAAACGGTCTTCCTTCAACTGTTTCATTGAAATGCCTGATAGACTGAGACAGTTGCTTTCTGAATCCGGTCAAAGTAGAAGTTGGACTATTAAGAAAGCGATAATCCTCAACGATCTGGCTGGAAATAGCATTTCTGTCAATTCTTCCGCCTTTACTGACAAAAGATTCACCTGGCAAAGATTTTTCTCTTTCCTGAACTACTCTGCTTCTAGAAAAGTACTTTTCCAGTCTTTCAAGCCTTTTATTGACCTCTTTAGAAAGTCTGTCGGCTTCTTTAACAAGTTCATCAGCCGTCCATGAAGACCTGTCTTTTAAAACTGTCTTCTTATAATATTCTTCACCTTTAGCAAACTTCATTTTAATGCTCCTTAAACTTTATCGAATTTTCCTCAAAAATGTTGTTACAGTAACTGTCTATCATAAACTGAACCATTTTACTGATAGACCACTGTCTCTCACGTGCTAACAACATGATTCTCACTTTTTGCAGTGTAGTGAATCTGACTGTTGTTATCTCATCCTTATTCTGTTTCTTCAAGCCATACCTCCTGTAAGTAACTGATAATGTCCTGCAGTGAAGCGCATATCTGCACATCTGCTAAATCGCCTTCAACGTCATACAGTGAAACTAGATATTTTCCGTATTTAGCCCGAATACCGATTTTATCAATGTCTGCCATGTGCTTGCCGTAAACATTATTCCTTATCTGCATTTTCATTTCTTAAAATCTCCTCCTCTCTTCTGTCTGCTTCTGCTCCGACTATGATACACCGCCATATCATTGCTCCGATTAATCCTATCAGGATTCCAAATAATACATAAACTAACCTGTACATTTTTTATGCCAACCTCCTTATTCTACATGCCAGTTTACTAACTTAACATACTTAGTTTTTAATATTTCAGCAACATCTTCATAACTTAATGCTTCACACACTGCTTCTTTCCGGCTGTGAGCATAAACCTGAATTTCTCTGAACCAATAGTATTTTCCCTTGCAACCTCTAAATTGCAGTGAAACAAAATATACATTTAATCTCATATAAACTCCTTTTGCAGTGAATTAATATATAAACAAATTTTATAGGAGAAGGGAATTTTTCATCCCCTCCCCTTCCGGTCATGGATTTAGTAATATCCACAATATCTCAAGTGCTAGCACACTGGATATAAAACCAATTATACAATATATGCAGAAGCAAAACCCTTTATATATTGCCTGCCGGCACTTCTTCCTGTCCCTCCTGATTTCCTCTAGTTCTTTAAGGTCTTCTTCGTCTAAAACCTCAGTCAAGCCCTCATGTATTAAGCGCTTCCAGTAGTCTTTTTGCGCGTCTACATAATCAATAATTTTATTTACCATATATCAACCTCGCTAAAATATAACTCTGATTTCTTGCATGGTGTCGCTTTAACTTGTAAATGCCATTGCTCCATCATGTATTTTTCAACATCTTCCCGGCTTACTTTTTCGCTTGGATCTTCGTAGCCTTCTATCTCTCCGTCTTCAAATTCAATATAGAAATATCTTGATAATTTGCTATCCATAATTTAACCTCCATAAACCTCATTAAACAGGGCGCTCTCTTCTATGTATCCGGCATGGTAAGGAACGTTTTTATAAGCATATACAATACCCTTTTCAATATAGAATTTTATTGTTGCTGTGCCGTCCATGTGATTTACAACTTTCATTTTTGTGTTGTTGGTCTTATTTGCTACAACAAACAAATTTGATATAAAACTTGTATGACATTCTTTAAAAGTGTTTACCTTTTCGCCGTCTCTGTAAATTTCTAAATACATTTTTAATTTTCCCTCCCTGCTACATATAAAGCATTACAAATTGAAACTAAACAATAATAAACTTCTCTAGTTGTTCCGAAACATGTTAGTGTATAGTCAACACTTCCATGCTTTCCAGGTATTACTGCACAATGCACGCCGTTTTGACTTAATAACTTGACGGGCTTCTTTAAGTAACTACTAACAACACCGCAATAGTACTCAACTTTTTTCTCTGTGATTCTCTCCATAACTTTTTCTCCTTTTGGCTTATAGCCGACCGGCTTTATTTGCCGGTTTCGTCTTAATTTTCAAAGACTCATCAGGGCTATTTAATCCGGATACTCAAGGTTGTATATAAGTTTCTTATCCATTCCCATGCACTCGAGGGCGTTTATTATATTCATACAAACACTCCACTCTTTGTATGATATCACTTTCATATCTGCTGCGATTAATAACATACCCTGTATTTTTTCACAATGCTGTTCTAAACTCCAGTTGTAGCCCTCCTTTATAGCGTCATCACACCATTTTATTTGCCATCTTATAGCCTGATCAATTGTTTTTTTCAATTCCTTCTTTGTCATGTTTTGTTTTCCTCCTTTTGGATACCTTATCCTTACACCTATATTATACTAAAATATATATATAAATGCAATACTAAACAATACAAATTACTACATTTTATTAATTTTAGCACTGTGGGAGGATGACTGCCAACCCCTTAATTATATATCCC